AACGGTAGACAGTAATTTATGTGCAGCATCATCGCTCATGACAGATATGAACGGTGGAAAGGAACTCAAAAAAACAAAGTGTGCCATGATCGCCCTGCTTTGCGTGGGTATCCTGATTGCCAATATACCAGGAATGACAGTTACACACCTGTTTCTGTTTTATGGAACGCTGAGGGCGTCAACGCTGTTGCCGACCATCATGACATTGAAGGGAGTAAAGCTTACGCCCAAAGGAATCCAGTATGGTGTCCTTTCTGCGTTGGCCGTAGGGCTCCCTATTTTCGCCTACGGAACGGTTTTAAATAGTGGACCATATAAAACACTTGGAAGCCTTACAACAGTGCTACTGGGTGGAATTGTAGGGATGATAGTTACAAAGGCGGAGGTGCGTTATGAAAAAAATACTCGGTAAAAAACAATCAATACAGAACGAAGAGTGGCTGAAAGCCAGAAAGTGTATTGAAGAACTAGTTTCAAGAGAGGAGTTGGATGAAAAGGTGCGATCAACCGTCGAGGAAGTCCGGCAGATGACTGACGGGAAGAAAGCAGCATACGCATGGTCTGCCGGAAAGGATAGCCTCGTCCTTGGAGAAATATGCCGGGAAAGCGGAATTAATGATTGTATGATGGCAATCTGTAATCTAGAATATCCGGCTTTTTTGAAATGGGTAGATCGGCACAAACCGAAAGAACTTGAAATTATCAACACAGGGCAGGATCTCGAATGGTTGTCAAAACATTTAAATATGCTGTTCCCGCAGGACAGTGCTACGGCGGCAAAGTGGTTTTCAATCGTTCAACACAGAGCGCAGGCGAAATATTATAAGGCTCATGGATTAGACTTGATATTGCTTGGCCGACGCCGTTCGGACGGAAACTATTGCGGAAGAGGATCGAACATCTATACCGATGGAAAGGGCATCACCAGATATAGTCCTTTAGCTGCATGGAGCCATGAAGAGATACTTGCTTATATCCATTACCATAAACTGGCAATTCCTCCGATTTACGGGTGGAAAAATGGCTTTCTCTGCGGAACGCATCCATGGCCAGCGAGACAATGGACTGGATCCATAGAGAATGGATGGGAGGAAGTGTATGAAATAGACCAAGATATCGTAAAGAAAGCGGCAGAGTTTATAGAAAGTGCCGCAGAATTTTTAAAATCGCTTTAAAAAGGCTATTTGCAGGTAGCCTCATTGCTCCTTCAAATTTTGAGATTTGGAGGAAAATACAATGAAACAATTAACCATGAAGCTGAAAGATCTTATCCGACCGGAACGCAATATTAGAATCCATACAGAAAAGCAGTTGCAGGAGTTTGAAAGAAGCGTCAAAATGTTTGGTCAAATCAGACCTATTGTTATTGATGAAAATAACACGATCTTGGCCGGAAATGGATTGTATGAAACTTTGCTAAGAATGAACCGGGAAGAAGCATTGGTTTACAAGTATGAAGATTTGACGGAAGCACAGAAGAAAAAGCTGATGATTGCTGACAATAAAATCTTCTCTCTTGGAATAGAAAACCTGGATACATTGAACGAATTCTTGGAAGAACTGAGCGGAGATTTGGACATTCCCGGATTCGATGAAGAAATTTTAAAGCAGATGGTCGCTGATGCGGACGAGATCACAGAAAAAATATCTGAGTATGGAACTCTGGATGAAGAAGAGGTAAGAAAAATAAAAGAGGCAAATGAGAAAAGGGAACAAAGAGAAGCATTTGAAAACAAATCCCATCCGGAAGAACCGGTTGAGCATATTGCGGAATCAGAAGAGTGTAATGCGGAATCCAATCAAGCGCCGGCTGAAGCAGGAAGGTTTGTGATATGTCCAAAGTGTGGTGAGAAGATATGGCTGTAAAACGCTGCGAATCCAATATAGATGTGGTAAAAGCTGCTGAGATACGGATAAAGAATGTGTTTAGGAACGGTCTTCCGGTATTCTTTTCATTTAGCGGAGGAAAGGACAGCCTATGTGTCGCTAAGTTAATCATGAATCTTGCAAACCGCGGGGAAATAGACATAAGGCAGTTGACCGTCCAGTTCATAGACGAAGAGGCAATCTTTCCGTGCATGGAAGAAATGACGAAGAAGTGGAGACGTAAGTTTATGATGATGGGGGCAAAATTTGAATGGTTTTGCATAGAGGTAAAACATTTCAACTGTTTCAATGCCCTGTCGAATGATGAGACATTTATATGTTGGGATTCCACGAAGAAAGATGTTTGGGTAAGGCAACCACCGAAGTTTGCTATTAGAAATCATAAATTATTACGGCCAAGAATAGATGCGTATCAAGATTTTCTTCCGAGAACATGTGTTTCCGGAATCACAATGGTAGGCATCCGCACCGCCGAATCATTGCAGCGTTTGCAGAACATCGCAGCAATGACACGGGCCGGGAAGACCATGACGAACAAAAGACAGGTCTTCCCTATATATGACTGGACCAACAATGATGTATGGCTGTACTTAAAACAGGAAAAGGTTGATGTTCCGGAAATATACCTGTTCTTGTGGCAGTCGGGGAGTTCAAAGCAACAGCTTAGAGTGTCACAGTTCTTTTCCGTAGATACGGCCAGATCACTGGTAAAGATGAATGAGTATTATCCGGATCTCATGGAACGGATCATACGCAGAGAGCCAAATGCATATCTGGCGGCACTTTACTGGGATAGCGAAATGTTTGGCCGGAGTAGCAGGAAACGGAGGACGATGGAAGACGGATCCCAGGAAAAAGATTACAAGAAAGAACTCATATACATGTTCTCGAATATGGGCGTGTTCTTTGATACACCGCATAAAAGACATATTGCGGAGAGGTACCGGAACTTTTTCCTTCAGGTATCATCCATTGCAAAACCAGAGGACTTCAAGCACATATACGAAGGTCTCATTTCTGGCGATCCCAAAATGAGGACATTCCGTGCGTTATATCATCGGATTTATGGGAAATACATATCTGAGGCAAAGAAAACGGAGGAAAGCAGACATGGAAAATAAATTATTCGCCCCGCTTGGTACACTGCAATGGATACCGCGGAGCAGATTAAAACCAAATGATTACAACCCGAACAAAGTTTCAAAAGAAAATTTAAAGTTGCTCACGCAGTCCATTCTTACCAATGGATGGACACTCCCGATTGTTGTAAGACCGGATTATACGATTATAGACGGATTCCATCGATGGACTGTTTCTGGCGAAGAGCCGCTGCTGTCTATGCTTGGCGGGAAGGTGCCTATTGTTATCGTTGAACATTCGGAGAGATCGGAGGACATCTATGGTACCGTAACGCATAACAGAGCGAGAGGTACCCACTTGTTAGAGCCTATGAAGGCGATTGTAAAAGAACTCATGAATGAGGGAAAAACCGTAGATGAAATAGGGAAACAGCTCGGAATGAAGCCGGAAGAGATCTTCCGATTATCTGATTTCACAAAGGAGGATTTCTTAAACATGATGACAAAAGGAGTTTCTGGATTCTCGAAAGCAGAATTTGTGACAAAAGTTTGATTTTTGTTATAGAATACATAGAACAAAATCGGCGGGAGGTGAATGAGTGCCTCCCGGTTTTGTGCTATCCGAAAAAAATACGAAAAGGGAGGTGGTGGCTGTGCCGAGAGCAAGAAGCCCTGACAGTATCGAAGCGGAAAAGCTGTTTCATGATGGCATGGCTCTTGTTGATATTGCAAAGAAACTCGGCAAGCCAGAGGGAACAGTCCGTCGGTGGAAATCAACTCAGAAATGGGAAGAGAGTAGTAAAAAAAAAGAAGGCGAACGTTCGCAAAAGAAAGAGAAGGAGAAAACGAACGCTCGCAAACGAGGTGGACAGCCTGGAAATAAAAATTGCAAAGGCAAACAGAATGCAAAAGGACATGGAGCTCCACCTGGAACACAGAATGCTCTGAAGCATGGAGGATATTCCGCAGTCTACTGGGATACGCTCGATGATGAGGAAAAAGAGCTGATTGAAACTATGCCGCAAGATGAAGAGGAAATGCTTCTGAATCAGATTATGCTATTCACAGTTAGAGAGCGCAGAATTATGAAGGCGATCAATAAGTACAAGGACGCAAAAGGCGGTGTATATGTGTCTGGAGTAACGAAGTTTGAGGAGAAGAGGACATTTAAAGATGATGCCGAGAAAGAGCTTTATGAAAGCAGAGTGCTTGATAAAGTGAATAAAGGAGATAGACTTCCAGGAGAACATTACAGTATGCAAACAATGACTGCCTCTACTGCCGATCTGGTTGCAAGGCTTGAAAAGGAATTAACATCTGTACAGGCCCAGAAAACAAAGGCGGTGGACGCTCTTGCCAAACTAAGAATGGAGAAGAGGAAAGAAGCCGGGGAGAGCAAGGGGAACGAACTTGTTCGAACCTGGGCGGAAAGCGTCATAAAAGCAAGGAGGGAGAACGATGGATAGTATGAATTGGCTGTCGGACTTCCTTGATGAAAGCATGCCGATATGGAGAGATAATCCTGTCATCTATTTCCGGGAGGTATTGCAGTTTGAGCCTGATGAATGGCAGGCAGAGGCGGCCATGGACTTGGCACACAATCCGAAGGTCAGTATTAAATCTGGACAGGGTGTTGGTAAGACAGGTTTAGAAGCTGCTGTGTTCCTGTGGTTTATCACTTGCTTTCCGTATCCACGTATCGTAGCGACAGCTCCTACAAAACAGCAGTTGCACGATGTCCTCTGGTCTGAGATTTCGAAGTGGATGAGCAAGTCTCCTTTGCTCTCTCAGCTTCTAAAATGGACAAAGACCTATGTTTACATGGTCGGTAATGAAAAGCGTTGGTTTGGAGTTGCTAGGACTGCTACAAAGCCAGAAAACATGCAAGGATTCCACGAGGACAACATGCTGTTCATCGTTGATGAGGCATCCGGTGTGGCCGATCCGATCATGGAAGCTATTCTCGGTACACTCTCTGGAGAAAACAACAAGCTGCTCATGTGCGGAAACCCTACAAAGACTACCGGAACATTCTATGACAGTCATACGCGGGATAGGGCATTGTATAAATGCCATACAGTAAGCTCGGCAGAGAGCAAACGAACAAACAAGGAGAACATTGAATCTCTGATCCGGAAGTATGGGTGGGATTCTAATGTGGTCAGGGTTCGTGTTCGTGGAGAATTCCCCAATCAAGAGGATGATGTGTTTATCGCATTATCTACTATTGAGCAATGCGGCAGTAGGTTGTTTGAATTGGATGATGGGAAACTGCTTCCGTATATTATTTTCGGCGTCGATGTGGCACGATTTGGAGATGACGAAACGATTATCTACCGCAATGCCAGAGGAAAGTTGAGAATCGTAGCGAATAGAAGAGGGCAGGATCTGATGAGAACTGTTGGCGATATTGTACGGCAGTATAAAAAAGCTATCAAAGAGTTCCCAGATTATCATGGAAGAATTTATGTAAATATAGATGATACGGGACTTGGAGGCGGGGTTACGGACCGGTTGCGGGAAGTCAAAAGAGAACAGAAGCTTAACAGGCTGTATGTTATACCCATCAATGCCGCAGAAAAGATCGAGACCGACACAAAAGCTGGAAAAGATGCGGCCGAGCATTACAACAACCTTACAACTCATATGTGGGCTGTGCTAAAAGACCTCATGGAGAACAAAGAAATTGAAATGGAAGAGGATTCAGAAACATTTGCACAGCTTTCTTCACGAAAGTATTTCCTTGCCAGCAATGGAAAGCTGGAGCTTGAGAGCAAAAAGGAAATGAAGAAAAGAGGGCTAGATTCTCCGGATAGAGCTGACTCAGCAGCGTTATCAGTATATCTTGGAAAAATCAAAAAATACACAGGCAGTGCTCCAAGTGCAGATAGTGGACTTGGAAAGAGCAGCTATTGGAAAAATAAGTAGGAGGAATATCATGGGATTGCTTAGCAAAAAAGAGGCATATGTCACAAAAGGTATGCGCTTAATAGAAGAAAAGAGAACTCCAGAAGCAACGATAGTTGTGGTGGATGGGTTGAATGATTACCAGAACAGAATTATTAAAGCATTAAACAGACACCCGGTGGCAGATACGGCACTTGTTGTTGTAGCATTGAGAAATTTGGCTGATTCACTTGAAGAGCAGGAGCCGAGTTGTAAAGGATTGGTTGACTGGCTTAATAAGACGGCTACGAAGCCAGAGTTTCAAAACAGCAAGAGGATTGAAAAAACGAGAAAACGATAGAAAGGGGTGAGAACGATGGCGGAAATAGGACGCATAGGACAAAAGCGATATAACGGTGTGTTCTATGAAGAGTTTCTGAGGGAACTGCAGGGAATTCGTGGCGTGGAAGTGTATCGTGAAATGGCAAACAATGACGATACCGTTGGGGCGATCCTATTCGCCATAAAAATGCTGATACGCCATACCCAGTGGAATATCGAACCAGGAGGAGATACGGCGAAGGATAGGGAAGCGGCAGAGTTTGTGGAGAGCTGCATGGATGATATGCAGAGTACATGGACTGACACGATATCAGAAATACTGTCTTTTCTTGTTTATGGATGGAGTTACCATGAGATCGTGTATAAGCGTCGCATGGGAAAGACAAAAAATCAGAAGACTAAGAGTAAGTATTCTGATGGTCTTATTGGATGGCAGAAACTTCCGATAAGAAGCCAGGACACTTTGTATAAGTGGGAGTACGATCAACATGACAATCTGGTTGGGATGACGCAAATGCCGCCACCGGATTATGGATTTATTACCATACCGATGAAGAAAGCGATGTTGTTTCGTACGGAAAGTGCAAAGGATAATCCGGAAGGCCGTAGTATTCTGAGAAATGCTTACCGCCCATGGTATTTCAAACGCCGGATACAGGAAATAGAGGCAATCGGAATTGAACGTGATCTCGCAGGACTTCCGGTATTCCATGCCCCTGATGGGACAGATATCTGGGATGAAAACGACGATGATATGATAAAGATAAATGCAGCTCTTACAAAGATGGTGAAGTCTATCCGGCGCGATGAATATGAAGGACTGGTGCTACCGCATGGATTTGAGTTTGAGCTGGTAAGTACCGGGGGTGCTAGGCAATTCGATACAAACTCAATCATAAACAGGTATGATACCAAGATTGCAATGACGGTTCTTGCTGACTTTCTGATGCTTGGACACAATAAGGTGGGAAGTTTTGCACTTAGTTCTGATAAAACAGAGCTTTTTTCTGTTGCCATATCTTCGTTCTTGGATGTTATATGCGAAACATTCAATAATCAAGGCATTCCTGCACTTATTGACATCAACGGAGATTATTTCAATGGTATAACAGACTATCCCAAAATGACGCATGGAGAGATTGAAGATGTAGATGTGAAAGCGGCAGGGCAATTCATTAAGGATATGACGGGAATTGGCGTAATTGTACCGGATGATGGACTTGAGGATTATGTACGAGAAATTGGTCATTTGCCGGAAAGAACAACCGACAGCAGGGGAGAAAATCCGGCCAGAACAAAACAACAAAACCAAAATCAACCGCCGGAAGAAGAGCCTGACTCATCAGAAGAAATTGATGACGAAGAAGATGAAAAGAATGCCATGGCGGCGAAACGAAGGCTTGGAAGGGAAGGGTAACAGGTGTATATCTTTAAAAAACCAAAGCCTCTCGGGAAGGCGAAGAAGCGGAGCAAAGAAAATCTCCGATTGTTGAATATGCTTAATAGGTATATTACGGACACGTCCGCTGTTCCGGTTTCTATACTAACGAGATTTTGGGCGGATCAGGCAGCGGCTATTACATACAAAGAGATACGGAAACTCATAGAGGATGAAGAAGTATCGGAAGAAGATCTTCTGAATTGGTCAAAAGACTATTCTTCGTTTGTTACGGACACACTTGAACCTATGTGGCTTGAAGCGATTATCGTAGGGCAGCTTAGTTCTGCGATATTAAATGAGGCAAAGGAACAGGGATTTGAATTTGATGCAACCGATGTTGGTATAAGGAATTGGATAAAGGACCGAGGAAGTGAATTTGTAACAAATGCTGTGCAAGAACAGAAAAAAGCAATACAGAGGCTTGCCATGAAAGCAGTAAGGGAAGAAATGTCACCGGGAGAGCTGGCAAGGGTTATACGGCCATGCATCGGGCTTACTGAACGTCAAGCGCAGGCAAACCTACGGTATTACAACAGCATTAAGGAACAAATGCGCAAGGAGCATCCAAGGATGAAAGAGGAAACGATTGTTAGGAGAGCTCGGGATAAGGCGTTGAAATATGCTGAAAAACAACATAGATACAGAGCTGAAACTATAGCGCAAACTGAATTGGCTGAGGCATACAGTGCCGGCGCTCATAACGGGATAATACAGGCTCAGGAAAAGGGCTATATAGGTCATGTGAGGAAAGTGTGGGTAACGGCAAGGCAAGAGAATGTGTGTAGGTTTTGTGAGGCTGTAGAGGGCGTTAGCAAGGAAATGGAGGAGTATTTCGACGTAGGAAAATGCGGAACAGTTTTATTCCCTCCAGCGCATCCGAGATGTAGATGCGTTGTAAAATATGTGGAAGTGAAGGAGTAATGGAAATGCAAACCATGTATGAGTTGCTTGGAATCCACAAAAAAGTGGACAAGGAAAAGCAGAATGTGGAAAACTCTAAAAACAACAACCAGTCAGTGTTGAAAGGTCGTTTTAAAATCCAAAAATCAGAAGATGACAAACATCTTGCTTTTGGTTGGGCGAGTATATCAATAGATGAGGCCGGAGAACAGCTTGTAGACTGGCAGGAAGATATGATTGATCCGGAAGAATTAGAAAACGCAGCTTATGATTTCGTGCGATTATACCGAGAAGGAGGAGAGATGCACGAAAGAGGAGACTGTGCAATTTTGGTTGAAAGTGTAGTTTTCACAGAAGAAAAAATGGAAGCCATGGGCATTCCTGTTGGGACTATTCCTGTGGGATGGTGGATTGGTTTTCTTGTCACAGATGAAGATGTGTGGGAGAAGGTCAAGGATGGAACTTACTCTATGTTCTCAATTGAAGGAGAGGCAGAAAGAGTGGAGGTAAAAGAAGATGTGGATTCTGATTGATGTTGGGATTTTCTTTCTTGGAGCGTTTATAGGATTTGCTTTAGCTTGTGTGGTAATCGCTGCAAGAAACGATTGAAAAATGGTAATTCAAGAGGCGGTATTACCGCTTTTTGTTTTATAAAAATAAGCGAAAGGAGGAAAGGAAACTTGGCAACAAAGTTAAAAAATTTACATGTAAAAAAGGTGGATTTCGTTGATGAAGGCGCTAACCAACAAGCCGATATCAAGATTTTCAAGAGGAAGGAACAGAGCGCACCTGTTGTGACGGATCTGTTACAAGATCCTATGAAAGAGCAAAAGAGCCTTTTCAAAAGACTTATGCACTCAATCGGGAAAAGCCTTGGATTTAAAGATGAAGAAATTGACGGCTTTTCGGAATTGTCATCTGAAGGGATTATTCAGAAAGGGAATTCGCAAACTTTTGGAGAAAAGATGACGGAAGTTAAGCGGCAGAAGGTGGCTGATGAGATGTGGAGCATTTGTTATGCCCTTCAGTCCTCGCTGCAGTCGATTCTTTACGATGAAGATCTTGACGGAGCAACAGCACAATCCATGATGGAAGAAAGTGTTTCTGAATTCGATGAGATTATTGCTGATGCAATTAGTAGTTGGTCGGCAGGAAAGGTCAGTGGAATCAAAAAGGATATCGGGAAAACGGATGTTGAATCATTGAAAAAGTTTAGAGACCATCTGAACGAAAATATTGAAAAAGCAGCAAACATTGAGAAAGGAGAAGTTGAGGAGATGCTAAAAATTGACAAGAGTAAAATGTCACCGGAGGAAAGAGCCGCTTACGATGAAATCGTAAAGAAATATGGATTTGAAGAGGAGACTGTTGAGAAATCCTCTACAGTAAAACCGGGAGAGAATGACGACGGAGAAGAAGATCTGGATGATGGAAAGAATGGTAAAAAGACAACAACGAAGAAATCGGCAGCATCAGAAGTGGGAGACGATATTTACAAGGGTCTGCATCCAGCAGTTAAGGCAGAGATTGAAGCTCTTAGAAAGTATCGCGAAGCTGCGGAAAACAAAGAATTCATGGAAGTTGCAAAGAAATATGAGATTATCGGTAAAAAACCAGAGGAACTGGCGCCTGTTCTGAAAAGTCTTAGAAATGCTGGTGGTACAGCTTATGACGATATGATTTCAACGCTGGATTCCATGGTTGCCATGGCAGATAGTTCCGGTGTATTTTCTGAGATTGGAAAATCTTGCCGCGGATCTGCCGGAATTGTTGCGAAAGGGAAAACGGAGTCACGTGTAGAGTCTATTGCAAAGGGCTAC